CTCAAAGTGATCTACTATTCCGCGCAGCTATTTAGGAGTAGAGCGATAACGTGGAATGTGCCGTCTTGATTGGGAAACACGCCACATACCAGAGATTCGTTGTTGCCAAGATCGATAGTATTCATGTTGACCCCATTTCCCCTTAACGCCGGGTGGCGGAACGTTTTATCTACTGCGCTTTGTATCAATCAACAACTGCCGTCATGTTCGTATGCCTCAGGCTGGCTACTTAGCCCTGTTCAGTGACTGGATAACTCGAGGTATTGTCCTGCCGTTCTCTGGTGGGGCGTTGTTTGGATATGCTTATTAAACACAATTTGTTTTCTTGTGTCAACACGCAATGTGTTTTATGGTGAGTGTCATATGATGATGCTACAAAAAAGCCCGCTGATAGCGGGCTGATTGGCATATTACTGTGATAGCAAGATCATTATTCCGGTGGGGGATTATCTTTAATCCTGCCTCTCAAATATTTTTCTACATACTCATCGATTTCTTTTAGCCGGACTTCAAATAGCTCAATCATTCGTTGTTGTTCTGAGCCCGGTAGCTGGTTAAACAACTCAAGAAGTTTTCGTTGGGATTCATTTAACCACAATTCAGAAGATTCCTGTTCTCCAAAGAGGAGCTCAGGAGGAGATATGCCAAGTGCCTTTCCCAATACGACAGCGTCATGTACTCCAACATTTCTGCTGCCCGCCTCATAGTTACCTATACGCGATTGCGTCCATCCGCAGATTTCAGCAAGTTTTCCTTGAGATAAACCAAGCTTCTGCCTGCGCTCTTTAAGACGCATTGCAATTTTGTCATTGAGCCTACTAGCGGCAATTTTTTCGTTTTCTTTTTCCATTGCATCCTTGTATCACGAATCGTGATTTACATAAAACACAAAACAGCTTGGCTATATAACACAAGGTGTGTTTAAAATTGTCATCGGAGGTTTTCAATGAACAAAATTTCAACATATCGAAAACAGCTTGGGCTGTCTCAAAGACAACTTGCTGTTCAGTTAGGGTGGATACAAAGCCGACTGGCAAATTACGAAGCAAATTTTCGTACCCCTGGACTAGAGGAGTGCAGAAAAATTGTTTCTACCCTTAATCGGCTTGGCGCTCATTGTGGACTTGACGATGTATTCCCCCCAGACGGTAAGCATAGCGAAAACAGCATAGGAGCGGTTGATTCATGAAAATCAGGCATGAGCACATCGAATCAGTGCTGTTGCCCTGGCAGCCGAAAAAGGGCAGGCGTGGGTCGCTAACGCAATTACTGAAGAATATCTGCGCCAGGGGGGCGGCGAATTGCCCCTTGTACCAGGCAAGGACTGGAACAATCAGCAGAATATCTATCACCGTTGGTTGAAAGGTGAAACGAAAGCGCAAAGGGAAAAAATTCAGAAACTGATCCCTGCGGTTCTGGCAATTCTTCCGCGCGAGCTGCGTCACCGACTCTGCATCTTCGATACCCTGGAACGCCGTGCATTACTGGCGGCGCAGGAAGCGTTGAGTACGGCAATTGATGCGCATGATGATGCAGTCCAGGCCGTTTACCGGAAAGCGCATTTCAGCGGCGGCGGGTCTTCCGACGATTCTGTCATTGTTCATTAAGCAAAAGTTTCCATGCTGTTTGTGCTTATTCTAAGCAACCGGGCAGCATCATACGGGGCAATTATGGCCGCATTACCATACATGCAACTGTACATAGCTGATTACCTGGCTGACACCATGCATTTGTCAGCAGAGGAGCACGGCGCGTATTTGTTGCTGATGTTCAATTACTGGCAAACAGGAAAGCCAATACCCAAAAACAGGTTGGCAAAAATTGCCCGTCTGACTAACGAGCGATGGGTTGATGTTGAACCATCCTTGCGGGAGTTTTTTTGTGATAACGGCGACGAATGGATGCATCTTCGGATTGAGGAAGATCTGGCATCTGTCAGAGAAAAATTAACCAAAAAATCAGCCGCAGGAAAAGCATCTGTTCAGGCCAGAAGAAGCAGAAAGGAAGCAGATGTTCAAACAAAACAAGAGAGAAATTTAACAGGTGTTCAAACAGATGTTGGAGTGATGTTCGAACATGATGCCAACACAAAGGCAACTAATAAAGATACAGATAAAGATCTAAAAACAGATCTAACCCATCCCAAACCCTTCCCTTCCGGAAGGGAGTTTCGGGATTTTGTGGCTGGAGTGCTTGAGGGGAGATTATCTGGCGGTACTGCAGCGGAATTTTGTAATTCTGCGGTGGTTGCGTTGCAGGCTGCTGGCCTGGATGTCTGTCGTGAGTATCCGGTGCCAGAGCGTGGTGACGGTTGCGGAGGGCGGATTGATATCGTCGTGACTGACAGGAACGGTGTCCGGTGTGGGAGCGAGCTTGACCGAAATTCTCCGCGACAGAAATCACTGCTCAAAATCGGTGCTGTTGAAACCGGGATATGTGTCTTGCGGCGCAGTGATATCGCAAGGCACACCGAGCAGGGAATTCTGGTTATCGGTGGGGCTGTTCGCCAGAAAAAATTTGACCCGTTGTCAGTTGATCTGCCCGACTGGTTGCCAGAAACACTCTGGCATGAGTGGGTCCAGTTCAGGCAGGCATTGCGAAAACCGATTCGAACGGAGCAGGGCGCTAACGGGGCGATACGGGAACTGGAAAAATTCCGTCAGCAGGGTTTTACACCTGAGCAGGTGATTCGACACAGCATCGCCAATGAATACCAGGGTCTGTTCGCGCCGAAAGGTGTTCGGCCTGAGACGTTGCTCCGACAGGTTAACACCGTCTCGTTGCCGGACAGTGCGATCCCGCCAGGCTTCAGGGGGTAACAGACCATGAAAAATATTGCGACAGGAGGCGTTCTGGAGCGTATCCGCAGACTGACCCCACCACATGTAACCGCCCCATTCAGAACGGTTGCGGAGTGGCGCGAGTGGCAACTTGCTGAAGGCCAGAAACGTTGCGAGGAGATCAACCGCCTGAATCGTCAGTTGCGGGTGGAAAAAATCCTGAACCGCTCCGGCATCCAGCCGTTGCACCGGAAGTGTTCGTTTGCGAATTACCGGGCGCAGAACGACGGTCAGCGACATGCACTGAGTCAGGCGAAATCCATAGCTGACGAACTGATGACAGGCTGTACGAATTTTGTGTTCAGCGGTAAGCCCGGCACCGGAAAAAATCATCTTGCAGACGCGATTGGCAACCGGCTGATGGCGAAGGGGCGTAGCGTGATTATCGTCACCGTGTCCGATGTCATGAGCGTGTTGCATGAGAGCTACGACAACGGCAAATCCGGTGAAAAATTTTTACAGGAGCTTTGTGGTGTTGACCTGCTGGTCCTGGATGAAATTGGCATGCAGCGGGATACGAAAAACGAGCAGGTGGTACTGAACCAGATTGTTGATCGCCGGACGGCATCGTTACGCGGTGTGGGGATGCTGACAAATATTAACCATGCAGCGATGAATACACTTCTCGGCGAGCGGGTGATGGATCGCATGGTCATGAACGGCGGGCGCTGGGTGAATTTTAACTGGGAGAGCTGGCGTCCGAATGTTAGCCATTCGAGGGTTGTTAAGTAGTTTCAGGAGGATTTATGGCGAAACCTTTTACTCCCGAACAGCGGGAAGAACTGAAGACGCGAATTGTGGAACTCGTGCATCAGGACGGTCGGGTCACGATTCGGCAGTTGTCAGATGAAACAGGTATCAGTCGTGCGTCTGTCGGTCGCTTATGCATAGAACTGGTCGCAAGTGGTGATGTATATAATTCTGGCTACGGCTTATTCCCGTCTGAACAGGCTCGCAAGGACTGGCAAAGCGCCCGCAAAAAACTCTCGAGAGTAAAGGTGAGGAAACCGGTTGTTGTTGATCCGGACCTTATCTGGTCATTACCTGACGGAGAAATACGCCGCTACGACAGGCGCCTGAATATAATCTGTCGCGAGTGCCGGAAGAGCGAAGCTATGCAGCGTGTACTGGCTTTCTATCAGGGTAATTTTCAGGAGGCGATACTGTGAATGAAATTAGCTATCAGGCTTCAATTACCGCTGGCATTCGCATCAAAGGAGAGGAGCATGGAAATAAAACCAGAAGATGAGTTAAGCAATATTGTTTTATTTCCGGTAAAAGAGGATAACCCTCGTAATCAGGTTAATTTTCTTTATGAGCCATCGGAAAGACCATATTGCCATCACGCTTCTGTCCGGGTTGACGAAAAAGAGCGTCAGGTCCGCTGTAAAATCTGCGGTGCGGTTGTGGAGCCGTTTGACTGGATGCTCTCTGTGGCAAAAAGAGAAACCAGACTGGCAGATGATGTAAGGCTATTGCGCCAGGAGGAACAGGAAAGGCGGAGAAATATAGAAAAGCTGATACAGATTGAGCGTAACGCGAAAGCGCGGATACGCAGGGCGACAAAATCCAGAACTGAATAATTAAATTTAGCACTGTTAAAAATTTAATCCTTAACCGGAGGGATTTCTGCACCCTCAAATCATCAGGAGACCGCTCGAAAGGGCGGTAATGAATGGTTACATTATTTAGAAAAAAATATCCGCGAAAGAGTAGAACAACAGAATTCCTGTTTCTCATTCTGTTTATCGTGTTGATGACACCGATATCCCCGCTAATTTTTGTCTGGATAATCGGAAAAATAATTGAGCCAGTTATTGAATTGTATAACGACGTGGTATGGGCGTCATTCAACACACTGCACAATAAAATTAATCCGTATAAGGAAAGCTGATATGGCACTGACGAAAAAACAACGTGCAGAACTGCGCATGAAGTTCGGTGGTCGCTGCGCTTATTGCGGCTGCGAACTTGGCGAAAAGTGGCATGCAGACCATGTAAAACCGGTCATTCGTTTTGATGGAAATATGCTTCACCAGGAACGTGACGATATATCCAACATGGTACCAGCATGCCACCCATGCAATCTGCACAAGCATTGCAGTAGCCTGGAAGATTATCGACGAATTATCAGTGATGGTCGTCGTGAATTCCTTGCGTCCGGGAAAGGCAAAGCGCTGGTTCGTATGGGATTGGTTGAAATGAAATCTGACCCGGTTGTGTTCTGGTTTGAAAAATATCAAGAAGGGGCTACGGCATGACCACTATTACCAAAGAGCGACTGCAATGGCTGGCTAACATTTCTGGCCGCGATGATATTGACGATATAGACGGCGGTGAAATTCGTGAACTGGCGCTTATCGCTCTGGCATCACTGGAAGCAGAGCCTGTAGCGGAATGCATTGTTGAAGATGGGGGCATGTGTATTGACGGGTTCGGTGAGTATGTGGGTCACTCGCTGCCTGATGGAATGCATGAGCTTTATGCTGCCCCGCGAATGCGACAACCTGATGGATGGAAAGCCGTAGCTGTAGCGTGGAAGGTGACGTTTACTCAAGTTGACCAGGAATCTAATACGTTCACTGCTATATATTTTGACAAAGCGGAAGTTGAGTGTTGGGTACGACTGCATAAAGCATGTGATTTTCGGGCAGATATAACACCGCTTTACGCAGCGCCGGCAGTGCCGGTTGCAGTAAACGACGACATGGCTTACGCATTCCATCACGCACTGTCAGATTCATCGCTTGGCTCTGATGAAATCGAAGAAATTAAAACCGGTTTGCGTGCTGCCTTTGCCAACGTCACTATCCAACCAGAGCCGATAGTGCCGGATGAAATCGGGCCAAACGATAGTAATACGTTTGATTATGTTGATGGCTGGAACGCCTGCCGCGCTGCCATGCTTAAGGGAGATAAATAATGATTAATCGAACCAAACTGGAGCACATTCTCGAATATGCCAGGCAGCAGAAATGTATTGGGCAACTTTGTAAAATTCCACCAGGAGATATGGTTGAAATCGTGGAAATGGCCATGCGTAAGGCTGGCAACTCTCCGGTAGCTCCGGCTGGCTGGATAAGCTGTAGTGATGCAGTTCCTGCTGAATATTGCGATGTGATTCTTCTCGATGATCTCGGGAATGTATTCCCCGGTTCCTGGGATAAGGTTTTTTGCCCCACTCGTGGCGGGAATAAGATGGCTTTTGTGGACAAAGACGGCGTTGAAGTAGAGAGCTCAACTCACTGGATGCCGCTACCGGAACCACCGCAGGAGGTGAATCAATGACCTGGCCTGAGGCATTCACCACGGTAGGAATTGCGATGGCGGTGGCGCTGGTGGTGTATTCGATTTGCCGTTGGGGTTAACAAACAAAAACCCCGGATTGATGGTCCGGGGTTTTTGAAGGAAACAAAACAGAAACAGCAATTGCCGTTACCTGTTGTTACCATGGCAAGTAAACGTATCTCAGGCGAGCGCATTGCGCCGTTCTGACGCAGATAAACTAGCCTGGATAGATGGTGCTGGCAATAAAAAATAGCGTTTTCTTATCGGTGTCGGTAAGATTGCTGCGGGTGCTTGAGGCTGTCTGCCTCGGGTATGTCACTGTAAGGCAGACAGAGAAAAGCCCCAGTTAACATTACGCGTCCTGCAAGACGCTTAACATTAATCTGAGGCCCAATCTATGTCTCACAAATGTAGGTTAGCCTCTTACGTGCCGAAAGGCAAGGAGAAGCAGGCTATGAAGCAGCAAAAGGCGATGTTAATCGCCCTGATCGTCATCTGTTTAACCGTCATAGTGACGGCACTGGTAACGAGGAAAGACCTCTGCGAGGTACGAATCCGAATCGGCCAGACGGAGGTCGCTGTTTTCGTAGACTACGAATCTAGAGAGTAAGAGTGACCAGGCGGGAGAGTAATCTCCCGCCACCTTTGATGTGTCAGGCATCCTCAACGCACCCGCACTTAAC